TTAGCAAAGGCGTTTAAACCTAACCAAAGTACAGCTAAAAATAGTATCGCTTTTTTCATAATGTAATATACCTTTCTTTTTATATATTTAGGATACCACAACCTGACATAAAAGTCAAGCAGAAAAAAAATTTAAAAGCGTTGATTTATAAGGGTTTTTCAAGGGTACGTTGTGTCGCACCCTTAAAAATGTGAGGTTTTTAAGACAATAATTCTTTTAGAATCGATTTACCGTCTGATTTTACAAAGTCATTAGTCCAATTAAACGCCTCTTTTACTACAGCCGCCGTTAGACCTTTGTACATGTTGTTTATTTTTTTGTCTTTTATACCGATTAATACATCGGCGTCTTTTTCATGTAAAGACTCTAATAGACCAAGAAACATTTTCTCTCTGGTCATTTGTTTAGTATCTGGATCTGCACCTTGAACAAATCTCCATAGTTTCTTACTTGCATAAAACAAACTTGTGTGCTCTGTGCCTGCTGGAGCTTCATTTCTAATAAATGGTGGTGTACCATCTGGTAATGCAAACTCTATTTTAGGATCAAATGCAGCCTTAAGCAACTGTCTCATTGCTTGAGTGTCATGTTTTTTTAAGATTGCTATCTTCTTTGGTTTATCTTTAGCGTTATTAATCTGTGTAAAGATTTCGTGTACAGTAGGTTCTGTTGACCCACTGGTTCTTTGAGCGGCCGCCATTGCTGACGACATTTCTACTTTAGCCATAATTTATTCTCCATATATGTGTTAGAAGTCATTCACTTGTTCAATTAATGTCTTCATTTTATTTTCTATAAAGAAATTTAACAGGAGCGACCTGTCTTTTACTTTATAGTTCTTGTATGTATTTATAATACTTTTTTCTATGTCAGCTGGTATTTGAGATAGATCAATCAAAGTCTTATTTCTTTGATAGTTCTCTTTGATATTAGTTTCTATTGTGGCATTTCTTTCAATATTCTTAAATTCTTGTAGTCTTTTTTTATTGATAGGTTTCTGTCTAGCACCCTCTTGTAGAAATATATCATCTGGACTTAATATGTTTGGTACACCATCTGATCTATCACCTTTAATAATTTGTTCGTGTAAGAATTGTATAGGGTCTTCTTGTTCACCAATATACCCTTTTAGTATAGGAGAAAATTGGTACACATCTCCGTAGTGATGTAGTTGAATAAAATCTTTGTCACCAGATACAATCAGGTACTTATCTTCTTCTCTCTGTTTAATAAGAGTAGCAATAATATCATCAGCTTCAGCATTTTCTACATGCATAACTGCATATGGAAAGTTATCAACAAGTTCTTTTTTGATCTCTGCCATTATAGCAAAGATATTATCCCAATCTGTATCTGAATCAGTTCTACCTTTTCGTCTACCATGTTTGTAATTAGGAAATACTTTTCTTCTCCATGGATTGGCAGCGTCTGAACACAACACCATTTTACCATACTCGTCTCTAAATTTTAGATTAAAACCACGTAATGAATTTAATACCATACTTCTCACCATTTCCATGTTAGGTTTGACCTCTGCTTTGCCTCTGGTCTGCACCATTAAGTTAGATATTAATACTTGATTTAAATCTACTAGAATCATAATGTACCTTGTAATAAATTTAATACTACTGCAAGTACGGCTAAAAAACCACCCACTGCAATAATACCTAAAACGTTTTTCTTTAATTGTTTAAGCATAATCACTCCAATGTTTTTCTTTGATTGTTTTACCTTTTTCTTTTGCTCTTAATCTTTCTTTTAATACTTTAATTCTGTATTTGATACCATCAATAGTGGTGTACATCCAGCCACAATCATGTGGTTCAATTTGTTTTTTAAACCATTTGTTGGTCTCTTGTAATGTCTCAATTTGTTTTTTTAGTTGTGCTTTACTTGACATAAATCTCCGTTGGTTTGTGTAGGTGGCGATTTCTCGCCACCATACTAACTATACTAGTTTTTGTAAGCGAATGGAGTTCCATAAAGTTTAGTAATACCAGCAGCTATAATAGCTCTAGTAGGCATACCAACTCTGTATGAAGTACCTTTTGCTGTTTTGTTGATATAGATCATATTACCTTGTGATCTTAATTTATCAACCATCGCTCTTGGCGATTTAAGGTCAAACTTGTTTCTTAGCGTTGTCCAAGATACAGCTTCACCTTTGTTCAAAAGATTTAATACCTTTTGAGTTTTGCTTAAAGATGGTCTACCTCTAAGCGCATTTTTAATAGATTTAAACATTGTTTAAGTCTCCTTTATTATTATTAATTGCTATTTTACAACCTGCTAAGGCGATTACCGGAGTAATTCTGTAAATTCTATTTGTCATCATCGTTACCTAAATCACTATCTGATTCAAAAATACTAGAACCATTTGATAGGTCATCTAGTTCAGTTTTAAGTTCTTTGTTAAATGGTTTAGTTGGTTTGCCTGATTCCATAACTCTACTATAGTCTATGGTGGCTGATCTATGACCATTTTTCATTTGTTTAACATCAACAATCTTATCAATCAACGTATGTGAAGTATGTCTCATACCAAAGTCTCTGTATATTAATCCTCTCATAGCGTCAACAACCATAGCCAAATCTTTTGTAAATGTAATCTTATCTGTTTTGATTGCTAAGTCTAAAAAACTGTTTATTAAATTCATAACTATATCGTCTACTTGATGTTCAATAAATTGTTTTGTTTGTTTTTGTTTTAACTGTTCGTTAATCTTATTCTGTGCCTGTTGATTTTCAGTACTGTTATTTCTTACAATTTTATTTGTAGGAAACTGTATTACATTATCGTTATCAGCCATTGTCAATTACTTCGCCTTGAAAGTTTATCATACCTTTTTCAACAAAGTATTCTACCATCTGGTTGTAACCACCAACTAACTCATCGTCAATCTTAACTTGTGGCATAGACATAACTTTTTTACCTATATCTTCTATCAATTTGATAGGATTAGATTCAAAGTCTTTCTCTAAAGATTTTTCTGTGTATTCAAGGCCAAGTTTCTTAACCAAGTCTTTGGCCTTGCCACAAAATTGACAGTTCTTTTTACTGTATATTACTATCTTCATTTGTTTCTTTCATTAAGTTTTCATAAGCCACATTTGCTTTCATCTTAACGTTATAAGAATCTACAGCTTCTGCAATGGTAAAGTTATACATTTTATTGTATTCACCCATTGGTAATCTTAAACCAATCCAAGCTCTGTAGTAACCGTTTTTAGTAATAGTTACATCTTTAGCAAAGATTTCATAACCTCTAACTGGTGTTTCTTTAATTAAGTTTACAATTGTAGACTCAACCTCTGATACAGTTGTCTTGTTATTATTCTTTCCTAGTTCAGTAATGAATTGTTTACTAGACTTATTCATTTCGCCTTTGATAATGTCAGCCAACTCTGCCTTTGCTATCATCATACCTTTTTCTATTGCTAGATTTAAGTCTGGCGATACAGCAGTACCAACACCAAAGATACACATTTTATCTTTGTCTTTACCAAATCTTGGCGTATCACATGCTTTTGATTCAGAAAAATCGGACATGTACCACTTCGGTACTTGATTCAATACTTTGCCTTTCTCTGATTTCATATTGTAAGTTGCTGAACAGTTAGCCACTAATAGGCCTGCTACACATACTCCAATAAGTTTACTTACTTTGTTTTTCATCATATATTATTTACCTCACTTTTCATAGTATATACTAGTTGACCTAATTTGTCAAGCCCCATTTGAACATAGTCCAGAAACTCTCCAGCCGAGATACCAGTAATAATTACAAATAAAAGTGATAAAATGATCATATTTTTAATCATTATTTTACCTTCCATTCACCGTCCTTGTTAAGACATGTCTTTCCGAACGATTTAAAGACATGGTTTGGTCTACTATAAACTCTACAGTACTCTGGTGTAGAGATATCTCTATAGTAAAACTGAGCAAACAGTTCCCAATAACTTGGTCCATCTACTTTTTTTCTACCATCAGCACATTCCAATGTTTCTTCTTTTACAATTGAATTGTCTGTTTCTTTTATGGTAATTTTGACATAACAATATTGGTCAGCTGCATTTTTAGGTTCTACAGTTGTAATCTTGTTATAATAAACTTTATCTTTTTCTTTTTCAACTCTTTCAATCTTATCTAATACTTCAATAGTTTTTTCTACCGTACCTGATACTTTGACCTCTGATACAGGTACAACATTACCAGATAAATCATCTGTTAATCCAGGAACCTCTGCATAACTAGCTTTGACTACGAATAATAGTGCTAGAACAAAGCACACAATTAGTATATGGTTACCTAAATTCGCAACACTTTTACCAACTGTATTAGGATTTTTAGGATCAATAAAATTTTTCATTATTTAATACTTCCTACTAGTGGTATCATTATACTTGAATCTCTAAAAACTTCATTGTTAAGTTTATGTACCGATATTGTTAAATAAACTAACATACCAAATACTGCCATCATAATTATATTTTTCACTTTACACTCCTTTTCAAGTCGTCTCTATTATTTACAAAAACTCTAATCAATCTGGACACATCAACATTTTCCTCTTTCAATGTTTTTGGGTTTTTAAATAATACCCTACTATCATTTACTTTTAAAATGTGTTCACCATCTTCAATAACAGCGTCATCTGTGTTTTTTCGCCAATCGTGTGAGCTATATTCTTTTGTCATTTTGTTATCCTAGTTTTTTTATTGTATCGTTTACTTCAAAAAGCTCGTCTTCTAATTCTTGTACCTTTTCTGACGGTCCGTTAAACTCATAGTGTTCTAGCTTTTCGTTAATAACTTTTTTCTGTTCTTTTAATTGTTGTAAAGTTATATCTCTATTTGTCATAGTTTCCCTTATCATTTGCTATAAGTTTACATTGCATTTGTATATCTGCAATAAGATTATCCACTTCAGCGTCTCTTTCAGGCGTCTTTGGATTATCATACTTTAACTTTTGTAATCTATCACTCACTTTTTTAATGCCATCAATCTTTTGACATAGTTCACTTACTTTATGTATCATTGTTTTAACTCTACCCACCTACCATCTGGTAATTGACATGCTGTACCAAAAACAGTATTTCTATTTACACGGCCAACACCAATCAACGGCCATTGATTTGTTATATCCACTACAGCGTCATAGTCTTTACACTTGAAAGGACCCTCCAAATAAGAAGAAGTCACTTTTATGATACCTGAATTTCCTGTCTTTTGATTGTACCAATTAGTGTAACTTGAACCTTGTGGACCATTATTTAAATGATCTACGAATACAGCGTTGTGTACATCGTAATCTGAATTATACATAATTTCTGCACCGGCAAACGCACCTACAACAGCACAGGCGCCTATAGCGTATGGATCTGAAACACCCATACTCACACATGCACCAGTTGTGGTAGTTGATCCTAACACAGCACCAACTTGTGATCTATTTGTAGAGGCACAGTTGGTTAGTGTTAAACCGATTAAGATAATTAGTATAGTTCTCATTAGTCTTTTTTCTTAAACATTGTCCAAGGCCATTTTGTTTTCATTTCAGCCCACGACTTTTTTTGATACTCTTTAGTCTTTTCAACTTCAGCACCAATAAAGTTCACAAGTTTACCTGGTGTTTCTGCAATTGCATTACCAAACTCTTGTGGTGTAATCGTCTTCTTCTCATCACTTTTAGCTATAGTCGCTGTCATTAAAGCAACAATAGTTAACATCATCAAAGTTCTCATATCTTACGTCCCATAGTTTTGAAATCGGATGAATCTACAACCTGGTATGTTCCCTTATTGTAACCAATTCCTATTGTTTTACCAGCAGGCAAAGTAACTTTAGGAGCACTACGTTTAGTACAACTGCCTGAAATCTTATCACTCGTTGGTAACGAGTTCATTTTGATACCGTTAATATCTAAAGTATAGTCTGGCATTTGTTTAGTACCATGCACTAACTTGATATTAACTGGTTTATATCTTTCTTTGATCTTCTTCACTATTCTTCTTTGTTAAGGTTTGCTTCTGATTCTAAATGTTCTTTGGCTTTCTTCTCTGCATAAGTCATACCAAAACCTACTTGATAAAATGTATCTCTAGGGTTGGTAGTTCTATACGCATTTTCTAAAGCGTCAAATTTAATATCTACATTCTCGTAATAAGATGGATTTGATTTTTTTAGTTCTTTATGATCTACACAAAATTTGATTCTATTAGTAAAGTAATCATTTTCTGCGTCATCAAGGTTAGTATGTTGTGATAATGCAATATCTTTGTCTTTTGCAATCTTAAACTCTTTGTATAAATTGTCTGTATCGTATCTAAATGACATATAGTATATCCTTTTGTTAGTTATTTGACTTTATCCTATCATATATAATAATAAATGGCAACCAGCTAAATTATTCAGTATCCGTTGCCCTTTTACCATATTTCTTATAGTCGTCACTGTTAAAATAAGCTTCAACAGCACTTATATCCGACTCGTAATCCTTAATTTTACTGTCTATTAGATCAGTAGTTGTTGGACATTTACTACCTAAAGATACCTTAATCTCTTTAAGGTCTTCTAGTGGTCTGTCCAAATCATGCATTAGTGACATATTATTTACCTCTCTGTAAGTCTGAATCTAATTCTAGTTGCACATCTACCTCATGTGGTATATTCACCTCATCGGTCATCCATGAATTATCTTCAACATATTCATTTTTCTTAACTACTTCGGCAATCTGACTAAAATAACACCAGTTAGAACCAAAAGTAATTGCACCAGTATAATTTAACTCTGTATCATACTCTTTAGCATTCACTCCTAACTCACCGGCGATATCGTTCTTATCGGTAGCAATACCAATATTAGTTATCTCACCCTCTCTTCCTTTCTCGTCTTTTACTGTATCTCCTAATTTAATTATCATTAGTGTTCTCCTTTTCATTGTTTTGTCTATTTTTAGCTTCATCAACCATTTCAGACCATGAAACAGCCGATGTTTTATCTTCGCTACTCATCAATAAAACTATATAATGAATAGCCTTTAGTAAATCTTTTCTGTTTTTACCGTCTTTTTTACCATATCTGCAAAGATACTTAATGGCATTAGCTTGGCAAAAATCTTTATCAATATCTAATTGTCTCAACATATCTTGCACCTGGAAACCGTCTTCGGTTGTACTATAGTGTTGTCCGTATGTTGATTTAATATATTCGTCTATCTCTTTTACAATCTTGTCTTCACCGTATTTCATTAGCTTGCCTCTCTGTTTAAATTCTTGTATGTATATTTTTCTGTTAATTTTGGATTATAATCTTTTTTAAAGAATTGTCTACCGTTCCACAATTGACCATAATCATTAAATAATGAGTTGTCACTGCCAACTGTTTCTTTACCAAATACATCTTCGTAAGTTGAATAATAGTCATCACCATGTATAATCTTAACTGTAGTATTTCCACAAAAATTACTAGCAGTTTCAGTAAAATTATCATCACAATATTTTCTAATTTTTTCTTTGAAAGTATTTAAAGTCTTTAGATGTTTCATAGGTACATTTCTGAATACTGTATTGTAGATGTAAAAAAATTCATCATATCTTTCATCTGAATCTTGGTATTCTCTACCGTATACTAAACTAATAACTTTACTTTTACTCACTAAGCAGCCTCCAACATTGACATTGATACTCTATAAATTCTACCATTTAAATCAACTAAACATTTTGTAGACATTATTTTTGTAATAACACCTGGTGTTTTTTTAGTCTTTTGTACTACGTTAACTTTTGTACCAACTTTAAATTCTCTTTTGATTTTATTCTGTACAATAGTGTCAATCAAAACTTTTGTGTCTTGTAATTGAGCTATTGATAAATTATTTAATTCGTTCATTGTAATCATTATGCATTCTCCTGTATTACTTCTTCTACGTTATGCTCATCAATACCAGTTAAATCAACATTAGCAACATTCATAATATCTGTTTTTGCTGTTTCAACAGTAATAAGATTTTGTTTAACTTGTAGTAAGATTTTATCTACCGCTTTTTCGGCTTCGTTTTCAGCCCATTGTTTTACTTTTGACATATAGTGTTCTCCTTTTTAGTGTTTATATTAATAATCCTATCATAAAAAAGTACATTTGGCAACAAGTCTTTTGTAAGATTTGTTTTTATTAGTATCTTTTTTGTTTTCATATCATTATCCTATCATACCAGGCCTAGAAAGCAAGCGTTATTTTTTGTTGTAGGATAAGGGTTTTAGATATAAGATGTTCTGGTTATGTTCTATTTCCAGTTATCTTGTACCCATTTCTTCGTTGATTCGTGTGGATTTGGTAGGCCATGAAACACACATACTTTAGCATTCGGTTTCTGGTCAAATGTCCACTGCGATTTATCTATTCTGGGGGCCTCTCGGGAGAACCACTTGTATGAAAATGTCCACTCGTCTGGCATTACCTTACAATGTGGAGTTGATTTAATAAAATGACTCATAACTTGTTGATCACCATGGTGCCTCATCATATTAGTTTCATCTTTCTTAAATGATGTCCATATATGTTCAGCTGTAATATTGTTAAATTTCATAATACTTGAATTGTACACACTACTGGCAGGATTAAAATCATTTATAACACCAAAGGTGTCCTCTTTACCAAACAAAGCCATATCATCTATATTATCTAGTATCACTACGTCTAAATCAAAGTATAAACAAGTACCTTTTAAATCGGCCTCTGGACTGAATAGAGTTAGTTTATTCCACCACCCATCGTAATTCGTAAAAGGCAGTTTTCTGGTCTGGTAATCTGGTATCTGGTTATTTCTAAAATCATTTTTTTCGTGAGCGAAGGTCTGTGAAGGGTGATCGGTGTAAACTATGAATCTAAATGGTATAGAAAGGTTTCTTTTTACCATGTTGTATAGTTTACTTACATAGTCGGGACTATACTTGTTTCCCCAATATACACAAACTACATTAACCAGTTCCATATTGCTCTCACTGCTATAATTAAATACATAAATTCCATTAATGCTCTAGGTATATCTTTATCTTTCCAACCCATGTAAATCCAAATACTACAACTTGATATTGCAATTGACCAACCTAACCATTGTGTATCAGGATTAGCATTGCTAAGTACCCATGCACCAACCATGGCTAATACAAAACCTATCCATCGCCAACCATCAATCTTTTTGTAGTATCTTATTTTCATGCAATCTTTTTAAAAACTCCTCTGCTAATTTTTCTTGACCTTTTTTGTTAGGGTGTAAATCTTTTTCTGAGCATTTTTCTTCTAGTGATAAACAATCACTTAATGTCCATGATGTTTTTCCATAATAATTATCTGTTTTTAGGTCTCCTGGCCAACCTAAAAATTTTTTGTTAATTAACTGTCTATAACCTGTATCATCTAGGACCTTATTTAAACTGTCTTTTGTTTCTCTCCAAAATTTTCTATCTTTACGTTCTTCTTCTATTTTAGCAGGATCATTCCACTTTTCTATTTGAACATGCACCCATGCTCTCCATAATGAAATCATTTGAAACTGGCAGTATGGTAGTTTAAGTTGTTTACATAAGTTTTGAAAGGCATATTGTAATCTTACTGACTTTAAAACGTGATAATGTAAATCTCCTTTTGTATCATAGTTTTCATTAGTCCATAAATCTTTCTTTTGATCTCTTTTAACAAATCTATATTCAGACCAATCACGTCTATGACTTTGTGTCCAGGCAGCCACAACTAGACCAATCTCACCTTTTGGAAATTCATAAAGTCTATCCATTAAATGCATTTTTGACACAAACGTAGGTGTTTTATCTTCAGGTGTTGTAACAAAATCAGATATACCACTATAAATTCTTTCGTTACCTGAACCACTTAATCCTAAATTAATACACTCCATATTTAATTCATCAGCGACTATTTGAGGCCATTTAGGCCAATCACAAATCATATCAGGATGTATATCACTATGCCAATGTGGATCGGTAAAACTACAACCACTAACTAATAATATCTTTTTCATAACAACTTTCCTAAAAATTTAAGTCCATATAATATACCTACAGCAGATAGAACACCTGTAATACCTTGGTCTATAAATCCTAATATAGAACCTGCAATTAGTAAAGCATAAAATACATATGTCTTCCAGTTCCAAACATAATAAAACCAACCATGTTCTTCTTTTGTTGGACCAAAATCTAATTTAGGTTTCTTATTCTTCATATTACAAATACTTTCTTTGATTGTTTACTTATAATGTTAAATGCTGTACCATCTTCTATCTCTTTCAATGTAAATTGATTATTTGCTAATAGTTTTAACCACTCGTTTACATTTTCTACAGTAGGTTTCAAAGGGTCATTTATAAACTCTATATATCTTGTTGATACTGGCCATGCAACGTTTCTTGTATCACATATTACAGGTACACCCTCTAGTACTGCGTCAACAGCTGCTAAACTCATATTAGTAATCAAACAGTGAGCACCATCTAGGTCATATTGTATTGGTTTTCCCCACCACTCATTATGTGGTCTAGGTTTATTTCTAATTCTTATATCTCTATTGGTATATTTTTTTATTTGAGCAACAATACTATCTGTCCAATCTCCTTGTGTCATACCATTATGTTTGTAAGTTACTGTTTCAGAGGAAGGACAAACTAATATATGATCTCCTTCTCCTTGATTCCAATTATCAAAAATACTTTTAATACCTTTTTTATCTAATTGTTTTATTCTATCGCCACCACCTTTTTTAGAACCTGATAGTGTATGTATTCCACCTTTTACAATTCTAAAATAGGTTTTATCGTAATCGTTTATTTTAGGCGAAGGATATCTTGTAATTTGTTCAGTTAAATAACCAACATCTACATAATACCATTCTTGTTTGTTCTTTTCTAATTCTGTTATCTTTGCTACGTTATCTCCACCTAATCCCCAAAAAAAATGAGTATCTAAACTAGGAATAGGCCAACCTTTTTCAAAACTAGGCCAAATTTCATGTGATAGACAATCAACTTTTTGCATTCTATGTGTATAAATCATAATAGTCTTTTATGTACCTCGCCTGTATTTATCTCACTCATTTTCCATTGTGTATATGCTGTATCATATAACCATTGTGTTCTATCATGTGTAGGCATTGTTGTTTCTGCTAAAACATCTAGTTTATGAGAAGATACTGGCCAAGCATGTGATGTTTTTGATAATGTAATAGTAGGAACACCCTCACATACTGTTTCTACCAAACTATTACTTGAATATGAAATGGCTACTCTAGCATGATCTAGGTCTTTATACAAGTCTTTACTACTAGATTTATTAAATGTTTGACCAACATTTTTACTAAAAAGAATTGTGTTTCTTACAGGTAGTTTTAGTAATCCTCTTAAATATCTTAAAGGAAATCTAGGGTGTACTCTGACCATAATATCTTCAGCAGTATACTTTGATATTTCTATAATGGTATGTCTTATCCAATTTTCATAATCATTATCATATTTACAAAGGTCATTTAAACTAGTATCTTTTGGATTTTGTAATAGTAATAAAATATAGTCACCATTTTTCTTCCAAGGTTTTATTTCTATATTTTGTTCTCTTTGTATTTGTAACCATCTATCTGAAGGACAGTTCTTATTATTAAAATAACCTTTATTGTAAGTATAACATTCTTTACCAACTCTATAGTAATAATCTGGTTTTTGTATATCTAAATTTTGTCTAAAGGTTGCTTGTTCTACAACTAGTATAGGTTTTGATTGAGCCGATATCCATTTGTATTTGTCGGCATTAACAGTTTTTATATTACCTTTAATGTTTGTTTGAATATATGCGTCTGCTTTATGATTATCTCTATCTGACCATTCTATTAATTTAAAATCTTTATGTGTAGGAAAAACATAATGATTGTTTTCGTTAAAAGGTCCTTTGATACCTATGATCATAAGTTTACCTCTGTTGTTTCTTTATACAACTTATGCCATTCGTCTGCATAATCTTGATCTTTAAACTCTTTGTACCAAGGACCACCAAGTGTCCAATGTACATTTTTGGCATACTTATCATAGTCATATTCACCTACCAACCAGTTCCACTCAAACGGAAGTTCACCTACCATGTGTTCTCTCTCTAACCACTTAAATTGATGTAGTTCTAAACCACTTGCTGTATTTACGTATTCAGGTGTTAATTTTGTGCATTGTGAGTTGTGAAATAACATTACACTAGACCAGTTCTTTTTAGGAAATGCTTGATTTTTTGCACCTCTAAATTTTATATCTTGTTTTGGTGTATAATTATGTTGGCAACACATAACAGAATATTTGTATGTAGCATAGCCATATAACTCTGCAATGTCTGATCTTACCATCATGTCGCAATCCATAAAGATTGACCAACCCTTATAGTTTGATAGATAAGGTACTAAAAATCTGCTAAATGCAAAGTCTGTTGATTGATTGGATTGTTTTTCTCTTGTAAATTGTGGTAAATTATTTAAACTTAATGGTGTTATACTTACAGGTACACTAGAAAACTTTCTAATACTTTCAGCAAGCACGTGATAGGCTGCTTTTTCTCCCTCATCAAACCCTATAAAGACTTGAATCATAATCTACTTTCTTTACTTTTACCTGTTTTCTTTCTAGCACCTTTTGTATGATCATATACTTTACCTAATATTGATCTTGATTGTACATGGCCAACTCTTCCATCTCCTATATCATAGTTTTCTACACCATAATTTTCTTCTAGTCTAGTTCTAACTATATCAAATATAAATGAATCGTGTTGTTCATCTTCTTTAAATAATAAGTTATCATCATACATCTTTCTCATATCTATGGCAAATTGTTTTATAAAATCATGTTTCATATTGAAATATAAAAAACCACACTCACTGTAAGTTGGTCTTTCTAGATAAGTTATCATACAATCTTCTCTATGTAAATGTTTTTTTACCCATGCCTCATCAATCTTTTTATAAAATACACTATCTGCGTCTATGAATATAAGACCGTCACAATCTCTTGTTGTTAAGATTGCCTGTGTATATGCATATACTTTATAACTAAATCTTACTGCGTCTTTTTGAAAGTTTAATGGTATGTCTACCTTGTTTCTATCTACGAATTTTTTAAGAGTTGGTATCTCATTATACATACCCTCATCTTCATTATATATTTCTAATTCAAATGGCCAATTATAAGTAGATTGAAATCTATGAGCATATTCTTTAAATAGTTTATTGTTCCAAGTACTAACTACTTTTATTTTCATGTCCTACCTTTTGTATATAATAACTATCAACAATATCAGATAAAGGATTACCACATTTTTCAGTATCTAATATTTTTTTTAAATTTATTTTAGTTTCTTTTAAAAAGGATTCGTACATCATATCTTTGTCTGCGTTTCCTTTTCCTGTTGCGCCTTTTTTGACAACACTAGGTACAACTGTCTCGTAAGTATAACCTTTGTCTTGTAATCTGTATTTGAGTATGCCACAATTCTCAGCAATTTGAAAAAGACCTTGGCCTTTAGAACCATACGAATAACCTTCAATAAAAATTTGATAGTTAGGTTGGTCAAATAAGGGATTGGTGTATAATATATCCAAAATAAAATCACTTATATTTTTAAACCTTTCAATAGGGTCTGTCCATTCTTTATGTTCATAACCTATTATGTTATCACTTTGTTTACCCAACCACTTCTTTTTGGTAGTTAAGTAATAAAATTTTATTTTGTTTTCATCTATATTGTTTACACAAATAGATGGAGATGTTAAACTATAATCAATGCCAACTATCGTGGTCGGCTTCGTCTGGTATCTCTGTTTCATGTTCATCTTCTACCTCATATCCACAGAAAGGACATGTTAGAGGCTCTAAATCAAATTTATCCTCGTCCCATTCTACAGTATATTTAGTCTTACAATTTGAACAGTGTTTTGAGACTTTATCCATTACAGTTTAAATTTTTTAAATTGATTTTTAGTAACGTCTTGTTTTATACCACCAACTACGTAAGATTCAATTTCTGTTTCTTGTGGTGCATTTTGAGCTGATCTACTATTTAACCAGTGTTCTACCCATGGTAATGGATTAGTTTTTTGATCATAAGCAGGTGCTAGACCTATCGTTTTCATACGTCTATTCGCCATGTATTCTACAAATTGGTGTAATAATTTTTCTGATAGACCAATCATAGAACCTTTGCTGAACAAATAAGTTGCCCAACGTTTCTCATCGTTTACAGCTTGGTCATACATTTTGTAAACTTCTTTTTCGCTTTCTTTAATAATTTTCGTAAAGTCTTTATCATTTTCATAGTCTCTCCAATTGTTAATTATTCTTTGTGACATTGCTAAGTGTTGGCTTTCGTCTCTTGCGATGAAAGATATAATCTTAGCAGAGCCTTCTAGTTTTTTTAATTCACCAAATGCAAATGAACAAGCAAATGATACATAGAATCTTAAACCCTCTAGTATATTAACTGATACCATTGCAAGGTACATTTTCTTTTTAAGTTCATATAGATCAACTTTATCTGGTGTTAGTGTCCATTCATATCCTTTTTTAATTAGATCGTCATAAGTTTTAGTTACAGAGGCTGCACGTTCCTCAATTT